AAAAACACGCTTTAACAAAACTTTAACAGCGCATTTTAACAAGGCTTTAACAGAATTTTTTTGTATTCATGTGTGTGCGTGGGTGTGCAGGCAGGCGGGCGCACGAGCGAGCGCAGGCGAGCGGGCGGGTGCGTACGTACGTGTGCGTGCCCGAGCGTACGGGCGTACGCATGGGTGTGCGTGTGCGCATGTGCGCGCGCGAGCGTGGGTTGATTCTTCCCACCCTATTATATATCAACCCCCTACCGAGCGCATGAGTGTGCGTATGTGTGTGCGTACCTGGATCCGTGCGTGCGTGCGTATGTGTGTATGTGTACACGAGGCTATTTTCAGCCGTTTTAAAGGACTTTCTCCTTTCGGGTGGTATCAGCGTACCACTTACGGCAGTTATGCTCTTAGAATCGCTCCTAAGTGCCTCAGTGTGCCTCCATTGGTGGGGTGCGGTGGTGGTTTGTGGGGTTGGGTGGTGTGTGTGGGCGTGTATTGTTCGCCCCTCCCTTGTACGTGGGGGCGGGTGCGGGGCTGTGGGGGTACGCTTGGGGGCGTGGGTGTACCTATGCGCCCCTGCGAAGGCATGCGTGCGTACATGCACGGCTGCGTACATGCGCACTCCTGCGCCTAAACGCCCAAACCTGTGTGCGTTCTTGCGTACGGACGCACCCCCGTATGCGTGCGGATGCGTTCGGGTGTGCGCGCGCCAGCGCCCCTATATTATATTATCCCCATCCCGATTATTTCTCAGCAATTTTTTCGAGTGTATGTCAGAGCATATAAAAAAGGACAAGACCTTTAAATTGTATGTCACTGCATATAACATCGCAATTCGCGAATCACGAACTGTTGATCTGTTGAAGGCGAATGCCTGCGAAATTTTGAGCAAAATAGGGGCCCTTGGAAACCGAGCACCTTACGATTAGTTCAAGACTGTCCATGTAAGCGTTTAGTAATCCATTGTAGCCTGTGGGCTATGGATTATAAACTTCTGTTCAGTACGTACTTCGTTAGTACGGTGTGAAGGTACAGCATATTTTTGTAAAAGTCAATAGGATAAAATACCTAATGACTCATTACCCCTTCTTAAACCCCTCAATCATCTTCTCAATGATGAATATTCCCACTGTGCAGAACAGTGCGAAGAACAATCCAGTGATGATTCGGTCTTCCTGTGAAGCCAATGCCGCAGAAACGAATGATGCTGCGGCTGTTTTGATGTAGTCTTTGATGTTTTTCATTATGCGTAGTCTTCATATGTTATCCATACATCCTCTCCTTCCAGTAATGCGTCTGCAATTGGAGGATAGATATCCTTATAAGCGTCAGTACTTCTTCCAATAGTACCTTTCATGTCAGCAGTGCGGCCCACCAGCAAGCATCCTGCGGTGTCACGCTCTGTGTTGCCGATATGAATAAGGATGTATTCAAAGTTCGGTACGTCTCTAACCCACAACATACCCTTATGCATGTTAGGGAACTTATCTGTGTAGCGCTTATGGTGGCCACCTACCTTTCTCAACGTGATGCGGTAACGTCCCATTGGGATTCTGGTCTCTGCCATAACCTTCTCATCACGGTGTTCATCTTCTAATGTAAAGCAAAGGAACTTCCTTTCCTCTCCAGATGTTTCAAACAGCGCTCCAATAGTGAAATCGTCTTCGCTGTATAGTCTTTTTACAAGTAATTCCATAGTCACAAAGGTACCTTATATTTGTGACATGGATTTAATAGAACTATACAATAAGGAGTATTCTACGTGCTCAGACAAGGGAAATGTACACACGTACATACAAGATTACTACTCTAAAGAGTTTACATCTCCCAAGAAGGTGAAGAACATATTAGAGATAGGTATAATGCATGGTGGTAGCATCATGTTATGGCACGAATGGTTTACAGAAGCCAACATCGTGGGTATGGATATCGCAGAAGATGCACTCGAATATCTTGAGAAGAACAAGAATGGAAAGGAGTATAGCCGTATTTCTACACACATACTCGATGCATATACGCAAGAGGGACTGGATTTATTCGAGGACGATTACTTCGACTACATTATAGACGATGGACCACACTCTCTCCCGTCCCAGGAGTACGCTGTAAAGCATTATCTTCGCAAGGTAAAGCCTGGTGGCAAACTAATTATCGAAGACGTACAGGACGCAAGGTGGTTTGACAGCCTTCGTGCAGCCGCAGACAAGAGTTTAGTGGAGGGTACAGAAGAGGTGAAGTTAGACATCAAGCGTAGATATGATGATATGCTATTCGTCGTAACCAGAAAGTAATGAAGTACAGAAGCACACCAGGAGATCCGAAGAAGAAAAAGAAAGGCATAGACCCGAGACGATTACGTAGTCTGAACCAGGGAGGTCCGTTCTATGGGGGTAGGTATAACAATGCAGAGATAGTAGAGGAGATATTCGACCCAGAAACCTACGAGGTGATTGAAGGTAAACTGTACTACAAAGAGTCTGGTGAAGAAGCAGAGCCCATTCAAGGACCGTACTCCAATCGTCAGCAAGGCAGGATAGCGCCGTGGGAGAAGACTATATTTGATTACTTCACATCATTGTTTGGAAAATGAAACTAAAGAAAACAAACAAGAGCATTAAGGTACCAGCACCAGATGGATACCACTGGATGACAGAGGGTGGTCGTCACTTTTTAATGAAGGGTGCATACAAACCACACAAAGGAGCATCACCAGAAGCACCGTTTCGTTTGGTTACCCATGAGAAGGGTGAGCCAAATAGGGCTATGGATTCGGCTCGTCGTGCAAAGAAGAAGTGACCCAACGCTCTTCACCCCGCATCTTTCTATAATACCTGGCAACTAATAGTCTGCCCTTCTGGGATAAGGCATACCGTACCCTGTAATTCATCTTGGTCTCATCACGGAAGTAATGGTCTTCCATAGTATTGCTTGGCGTGAGTTTATCAAAGTGCTTGTATATGTATCCTTCACGCATTAGTGGGTACACAATCCTTTCCGATAACTTATTCTTACTCTTACCCATGGCGTCTGCTACATACCTCAGCGTCCAGAACTCCAGATCATAGATAAAGAACAGGAACTCTACCTCGGCTTTACCCAGGTTATAGTTCTGCTTTGCATCTATATACAGTTTGTGAAGGTTCTTTAGACCGTTCTCCTGGATGTACTTCTTGTCTATCTTGGAGAACTCACGGAACTTCTTCTTTCGGCTTACAGTACTTTTCGGCATATGAGTATCTTTGTTAGGTAAAAGTAATACATATGGCAACACTTACTGGAAATAAAATTAAAGACACCTACAACATCCTATTGAAACTTGAATCTGGAGAGGCGTCTTCAAGTGAACAGGTGGTAGAAGATGGCGCAGGAAACGGCACTGCCCTCAAGTTATCTACCGACACTGTAGAGACTACAGGGGATTTAAAGATATCTGGCACACCATCAACCTCAACCAGCGATGTAAAAGCATTAATGCTCAGTACATCTGGTGTAGTAGTGACACGTGACCTCAACACAAACCCTATTGGTACAGCGTCAATTACCGCAAATTCACCATTGTCTGCTACTGGTAGCACTGTTGAACTGGATGACCCAGTGAACCTCAGTCAGATTACAAGCCCTGCTAACAACGATAAGTACCTTATCTGGGATGAATCTGCAAGTGAGTATAAGTATATTGAGCAAAGCGACTTGGCTTCTGCTATATCTGGATCTGTTGCAGTAACAAGAGAACAGTCTATATATGCAAGACCCAATAGCAGTAACGCTATAAATAACGCTGCACTTTCTCCTATACAGATGGCGGAGATATATGGCGACTCTTCAGCGACTGGTTCTACTTCTGCTGCGACATCTTCTGTGGTATTCGGTACAGATACGGATACGTTCTTAGAATTAGCACAGGTATCTGACCCAAGAGATAGCGTCCTAATTAACGAACAAGCAGGATACTTTAGAATAACAGCGTCTATTGAGTTGGACTCTACCGCAAACACAGACGTAGACCTGCAGATTTACGATAGTTCAAACGCAACATCTCTTGGAGATTCTTTTAGAACCGTTAAGAACGGGGAAACTTATCACGCTCATTTCAGTATACTGTATTATAGCGATGGGGCAGCGGGGTACAAAATACAACTCAGAGCACAGGCAGGCGCTACAGGCGTTACTGTAAATCAAGCAAATACGTTTTTCCAAGTTGAGTATATTGGTACAAACGAATCTTTCTAATGACCCACAAGGATAGAATTGAATTTTTCCAATTACTTCGACTTAAACTTGATGAAATAGAAGAAATCATGGAAGCGTATGGAGGTAAACAACAGTTTCTTTCCATGTGGTGTTTCGGTGTGTATGTGCCAGAAAACAAGCAAGACCCAGATCGCTATGAGATGATGGCAGGAATGCACATGGCTATGGAAGATGAATTTGATTTAATGGCTACCACTGTAGAGGAATGCTTCGAGGAACATCGAAACAATCCAGACAGTGATGCAGACTCTGGGACAATTGATTACTGGTTAAATAAATAGATATGAAATGTAATTGCGAAGTCTGTAAATGCGGAAGCAGTTGTGACTGTGGATGTTGCGATTGCTAAATTAAGATTAAATGGAACTCATTAGGAAAATCATCATCGGGCAGAACCCGAAGGATGCCATGGCTTATTACGTAGGCCAGCGTGCAGGAGACTCAATCATTGATTCAATAGTAATGGACGAAAGATGTTTTGTAAAACATGGAATTCGTCGCTATCTTGTATACGTCTATAACGAGAACGAGGGCACCATGCTCTGGAAGACTATAGATGATATGCCAGTATTAATTGAACATGATTGTGACTTCAAATGATTGTAATTGACAACTTTGTAAGAGACTATTCACTTCTAAAAGAGATAGAGGAGAATAAAGAGGAGTTCTTTGCCGACAACGGTAACTACTATTGGTGGGACGGATGGTGGGCCTCACCAGAAGACACCGTTAAGAAAAGACTTATCAAGTACCTGTGGGCAGACCGTTCACCATACGACTCTGTGACCATCTCTGGTTTTGAGTATTGGACAGGTCAGTTTGGTCCAGATAAGGGATCAGATTATCTCAATATGCACCTTGACAAGGATGAAGCCCTATGGAAATCGCAGGGAGAACTATCCAGTCCTATTGTCGGAACAGTCTTCTACCCTGTTCCCATGGACATAGAGGGTGGGTACTTAGAGATATTCAATCACGGTGTAGACAACGAGCCAGAAAGGATAGAAGCAAAGTTCAATAGGCTTATCATATTTGACGCAGGTGGCACACACCACAGGGTAACTAAGGTAACGAAAGGGTTACGTTCTGCAATTGCAGTCAACTTATGGGACCCAAAGCCAACAGGAAATCTAAAACAGGAATGAGATCGCTACGTCATTTCTTAGTTCGTGTGCCAAACGTCACTAAGGATACCATAGAAATTAATGGTGAGACCATGTATCTGGATACCAAGTTCGATGAGTTTAACCACCGAACCATGGATGGAGAGGTTGTCGCCACTCCTGCCAAATACGAAACAGAAGTAGAGGTAGGGGATACCATGTACTTTCATCACCACGTGGTGCTTGGGGGTAATCACCTAATGTTGTCCGATGAGACAACTCAGTTAGAGGAGACAAAGAAGCGTGGTCAGTTCATTGACCCAGACGATGATATCTATGTAGTATACTACGACGGTAATCGTGATCCCATATCCACACAAGCATATGCATTCAAGAGCAAAAGAACCGGAGAGATTCGGTTACTTAGCGATTGGATTTTCCTCGTTCCAGAAGAGCAGGAGGAAGTCCAGGAAGAGGAGTTTAAGGTAGGCAATCAGATTATCTACCTGCTGCCCAAGAAAGAGGAGCCAGAGGAAAAGTTTGGTTACGTCAAGTGGTCTTCACCTAAGTTGGAAGAACTCGGCTTAGAGCCAGGAGACAAGGTACTGATTAGAAAGAATGCTGACTACGAGATGGAGGTAGACGGAGAGAGGCTCTATAGAACTTATTTGAAATCAATCCATGGCAAGGTCGAAGAAGTATAACAACATTGACACCGCAGAGCGCTTGATGCAAGCGATGCAGATTGCGATAGAGAACATGATTAACGAGATACAGAAGCCCGTGGATCAGGAACTCAGTGGCTCCCAAAGAAAAGCGGAGTTGCAATCCATTAAGCAAACAGCGGTCGATGCAAAAGAACTAATTGTTGAAAGAGAAAGACTTGAGCAACTCATTAAAGGACTTAAGCAAGATGGAGAAATCAAAGAAGAACGAGACTACTCCGGAGGATTCGCAGAGCAATACTCCAAGTAGTCAAGTCTTCATTTACTGGGATTATTAGTACGTAGCCCAGTATGTAGTGTGTGAGTGTACGGCGGCGATATCGCAGTCTTCAAAGACACAAGTTTGACCCGCTGTACCTGCGCTACTTGCGCAAGATGTAAGCAAACACACCACTACGAATAGCAATAGTTTCTTCATAGTACTGGTGTTAATTTAGTGTTAAGATAGTAAAATGGCGGGACTTGTACAAATAGAAGATGACATTGTAGTCAATATATGCCCTGACAAAACCGAAGGAGATGTCAGGTTATACTTTGACTTACCTATACAGTTACCCAAGAAACCCGCTAAGAAAGACATACTGTTCCACGACAAACCCAAGCAGGAGCAACGCTGGGTGAGAGAAGAATTACCACAGGAACTCAGAAGGATACGTTCTATGGAGGAGTGGATGGAAATGCCGGAAGCATTCCGAAAGAAACACACCCCATACATTAGTCAAGAATACAAAAGAAGAAGAAATGGAGTATGGTTCTACAACAACGGGGTACCTACCTACATCACAGGAAACCACTACTTTTTCCTACAGTGGTGTAAGATTGATATCGGATACCCATCGTACCTCGACTTTCAACGGGAACTATTCGTACACCTTGAGGCCTGTATAGCAGACCCACGCTGTATAGGGCAGATATACGTAAAGTGTCGTCGATCTGGATACACGAATATGTCGGCGGCTATCCTGGTGAACGAAGGTACACAGGTTAAGGAGAAACTACTGGGCATCATGTCGAAGACAGGATCAGATGCGCAGGAGAATATATTCATGAAGAAGGTGGTGCCTATCTATAAGTCACTGCCTTTCTTCTTTAAACCTATTCAAGATGGTACTACCAACCCAAGGATGGAGTTGGCTTTTAGAGAGCCTTCAAAGCGTATCACAAAGAAGAACAAAACTTCTTCCAGAGGAGAGGCGCTTAACACAATTATTAACTGGAAGAACACCACCAACAACGCATACGATGGCGAGAAACTCCACATCCTATATCTGGATGAGGCAGGTAAATGGGAAAAAGGTAATGATATACGAGAAGCCTGGAGGATACAGCGCACTTGTCTGCTGGTAGGTAGAAAGATTGTAGGTAAAGCATTGGTAGGTAGTACAGTAAATCCACTGGACCGAGGAGGTACTCAGTACCGGGAAATGTTTTACTCAAGCGATGTTAATGACAGAAACGCAAACGGAAGAACAAAGACAGGTTTGTATGGCTGCTTTATACCAGCGTACGACGCATTAGAAGGGTTCTTTGATATCTATGGCATGCCTGTAGTAGATGACCCAGAGAAACCAATCATAGGACTTGAGGGCGAGTATATAAGCATAGGTGCAAAGACCTACTTAAAGAATGAAAGAAAAGGACTGGCAGGAGATTCTTACGAACTCAATGAGGTAATTCGGCAGTTCCCCTTCACTGAGGCTGAGGCGTTTAGAGATAGCGCCAAGGCTTCTTTATTTAATGTCCAGAAGATATACGAGCAGATAGAATACAATCAAGACCTGTTTCCATCACCTGTTGTTGTAGGGAACTTCAATTGGGCAAACGGCGTACAAGACAGCGAGGTTGTATTTAGTCCAGATCCAAATG